CAGCTGTCCGCCGGTGTCAATTCACCAGGCCAGGCGCCATGAAGGGTCCGAGAAGAATGGTAGGAATACCACGATTCAAGAACTCGGCATAAAGGCGGGACGTGAGACTATCACACTGCTTCTCAAAACGGAACACTGCAGGTACTACCTCCTCGGGGCTAGTGAGAGCACGATCCTCAACTAGCTGTGGGCTACTCAACCGAGAAAGAAGTCCCCGCCAACACCTCTGGTTGCGGTGGAGAACCTTGAGCCTTTCAGTCAAGGAAACCTCCGCAACACGTGAAGGCCAAAGGTAGAAGGAAGCGGTGTCTATAAAACCAAACACCGAATCACAACTTTCCCTTGCCTGCCAGTACAGGGACGAACTGGCAAAGTGGTCCAAGGGCATCGGGGTCACGGGAAACCGCCGATACCGCCACCACGACTCCCGCGCCTGAACGGGCTGCGGGCCAGGAAGCCTCTTAGGCTGAAGACCCCACTTACGATCGTACTCGAGGATATCACAGGCTGCAATTTCTTGCACCGTGGGCCCGAAACGGTCAATACGAAGTGGTCGTTTAGTTCCGCCAGAATGAACTAGCGTAAGTCGACAGCGAGTATAGGACAGTTGCAGATCGGACGGGTCAAAGTCCGGACTGTACATGTCTTTCAACTCAATCAAAGAGGGATACCCAAGCCCGCCCAACCGCTCAGGCACGAAGATCGGAAGTCCAGTGTCAAGGATAATGTCTGAATTGTACCGTAGACACATCCCCAACACCTTGGACTGAAGATGTCGAGGGCAGGTCCGAATGGCCTCTGTAGCACGAGAACCAATCGAACCAACGACATCCGAGCTGTCCGTAATGACTGACAGACGACTCGGAGCCGCACCAGAGCGACCCAAACCGCGCACAAGACCCATGTTCACATAGGGGATGTGCCGGAGCCTACCTCCATCAAACTCAAACGAAGTCGAGTTGATGTTGAGGTAAGTAGGGTGCTCATAGGTTTTGCCCACTGAGGGATACAGCCCTGCCAATGGGGCTATCTCCTCCCATACGGAACGCACACTAATCGAATCCTCGGTGATATCAAGGCCATCATCACCGTTGACAAGAATGGGCAGATCGGCTAACATCTGATCACACTGTCCGGACGCAAACTCATGAGCGAACCGTAACACCGCAGCATTCACAAGGCAGAGAATGGGAAACGACAGAATCGAACCCATCAACTGACCGTTAAGCTGCGGATCACCTTCAACCAAGTGGCCTGTGAGAGCTTTGAGACCCAGCTCTCTCAGGACATAGGGCATACCGACCGTCTCACACAATTCCAACCAACAAGCATTCGACACCTCCCGTAAGAGAAGATCTGTTGCAGAAGCATAGTCTACTGAAAGGAACTTGAGAAGGCCTCTAAGACCAAATCGAGTAAACCACTCATTAAGCAATTCCTCCGTAACGGGAGTACCAATAAGGACAAATGTCGGGTGCTGCCGGAGTATATTGTGCAAGAATCGTTGCACCGGATGCAGGACGAAGTACGTATAAGCAGGGCCTTTGGATATTACCCTGACTTTCAACGCTTCTGCAAGAGCCACCAACGTGACGTCTGCAGACTCCGCCTGCGCCATTATGAGCGCAGCATCGTAAACCTCCGAGTATGAGTCCTGTAACAGACTCTGAAACTCGGCGGACACGGTGGCACGCGCATTAACCACACCTTCACGGATTTCTTCATCATCCCCCATCTCTTCGAAAGAGAACACCCTGTGGATTGTCTCAGGACGGAGCTCGACCCCACCTAACATAGGTGAAGGCACAAGCCCGTCAGCCACAAGGTCCCCAAACGTGCCCAGTTTCGCCCGCGACGAAGTGTAATTTGCACGTACACTCGGCGCCATGGGGCGATACTGATGCTCGGCTGTGAAGCGGTGTCCGGAAAACACTTCCCGGACAGTCCGCCGAACCTCTCGAATGACCGACTCTCTTGTAACAGGAGAGCGGACAACCTCCTCCTCCGGAGACCACGCATCTGGTACCGTGCTCACTTGCACCAGGTTAGTTGTCTCGACCACGGGGGGGGTGGTAAGAATCTTCTTAGTCTCGAGCTTCGCACGCTCGAGATCCGCTCGGTCCGGACGAGGAAACCCCTTCTTGAGATAGAGGATCCCCGTCGCGAACTCAAGCCCGTGCTTTGAACGGCACATTTTTCGCACAAACCTTCCTGCTCGTCCCCCTATGAGCACCGAGGGACAGTCGGATTGTGAAAAAGGCTTCTTGGGAAGGTCAACACCCAAGTACGCGGAGAAGAAAGCGGCTAACTTGTACTTCAAAAATTTCATCCAGGACCCAGCTTCCGCTGAGCATGAATGCCAGTGTTGCAGGGTACGGTCCCTTGCGCTGCGAAGCGCGGACTGTTCACACCCATATAGTACAAGATAGTCACCAAGGATGGTGAAGGACTCCCGAAGCTTTGCAGCTTCAGCCCTCGAAAGGGCCGGGAGGGGACCTCCTACCATAGGTGGAGAAGTCGATTGTTCAGTCGACGTTCCCACAGCGTCCACGCGAGTGGCAGAATCGTGAAGTGGGTCATTTGACTCGGGTCTCTGACCGTCTAGGTCGGGACCACACTCCACTGCGCTGCGCACGTTGCGAACGTTGCTGGGCACAAGCTCTCCAGCTTGCGAGACGATAGCACATCCATGAGCCTTGTCATTAGCCATGGGTTTG